GTTCACCGATTGCCGATATCCTATCCAGTGCGTCAGCTGCCACACTTGGTGACGGGATAGCTGTATCACCGATAGCCGCACCGATACGCAGGCGGAAAATTCGTGATTTTTTCAGCAGAATGTACTCATCACCTGACAGTTTTTTTGCACATATTTGACAGCTGACTGTCTGCGCTGACCGCAGTATATCAGCCGTAGGCGTCCACTGTCCGCCTGTGATATCGACCTCATACACTGTGCCGTCACCATAGTCGATAGTCAACACATAGCGGTCTGCACCGTCTATCTCCATACCCTCAACAGACACAGGTCTAGCATTTGTTTCACCGACATAGCCCAGTAGGGCTGTTGATGTCATTGCGTTGTAATTTTCGTCTAGTCTGATTACCATTTTTGCACCCCCTATACGATTGCTATGTAGTCAATGCTGTACGTTCCTGCAGGCACGTTGACAGTAGTTGCGCCATTGCTAGGACCCATGCAGATCACTGCGAAATATGCGCCCTTGTATACCTGCACATGGGTGCAGTAGTTCTGAAATGGGCTAGGTGTGCCGATATCCCTCAGCGACACACATATCTGCTTTGGCACAAAATCCAAATTTAACGGTATCCGCACGCTTGAAGCTGCCTTTTCCAGTGTGTATTCAATAGTGCCTGATTTAATTTTCGTTTGATCCATTTCATTGACCGTTGTTTGTACCGCCGTCAGTGCGTCAACCAATGCCTGGCGAACGTCACGGCCATAAAATGCGTTTCGGACAGTTTCGATAAAAAATGTAAGGTCTATGTTTGCCATAAAAAAAAATGCCCCCTTTTTTTAATCAAGTGTGTGATTTTCTGTCGAAATGCTCTTGCAGTAAATTTCGCCTGTTTTTCCAAGACAAAATATAGCAGGCTTACTGTTTTCATCAAGAAGCGTTAAACTTCCGTCTTCCGTGCTTAGCGTGAACGTTTGTCTTTCGCCATTATATCCGAATACCGCACCTGCCTGTATGACAACGTGACCACTTATGCTTGCGTTGTCAATGCGTATTTCCAATGGACTAATTCTAACTGTCCATTCGTTATGTGACAGCTGAATGGCACTGGTAGTTTCACTAGATGTCTGTAGATTGATAGTTCCACCTGTTATATCTGCTGATTTCGACGACAGCCTATTGGCAACAACTGTTCCGTCCTCAGATACCGAAAAGGTACCTGAGCCGTTGTTTATCTTCAAACCTGTTAAGGTCAGCGCCGTGATAAAGCTTGCAACAAGGTTTCCATCAATGGTCCATGCGTTGGTGTATGGTCCAGTTTTAGCCGACCCACCGTCTGAGGACTTCCAAAAGCCTAACCCGTTTTTGTTTAGTTGGATACAAGCCTTGCAAGTATTAATATCAGCCGTGTCCATAATCAGGATACGCTGAGGCTTCTCGGACGGATCTAGAATGACGTGACCGCCCTCTGCACCCGTAATCAGTTTTGTGGCATTTTCGATTTTACTATCTATCACCTGACGATTTCTGAATTCGCTATTATCAATAGCGGTCTGCAGGCTTTTGGTTTTGGCTGTCATGAACCCTGTCATGGTTTCAAATTTGTCACCAAATGTCAACTCCGATTGTTCAGGGCTGTCAAGGTTTATAGTGATACCCACAATACGCAAATCTTCATCAATCCCCATAAGAGGGTTGACCACACGATACCAGCACCCTAGCTCAAACCGTTCAAAATTCATGTCAATTGTTGACAAATCGACCGCAGTTATTTTATACTGCTTTTTGGCTTTATTTGCACTTTTCAGGTATGCTGTAGCTTTTGTTTTCAAAATTGACGCCTGCGTCACATCGTCCCACGTCTGTGTACCGCTGATTACGCCATATTTAGCGACTAACGCACTATCTTCGATATAGTCTTTACCGCCGTTTACAGTGCCAATCGTCAGCCTTTTCTCGCTGTCGGTCTGCTTTGCACCCAGTGGATATAGCCGTGTAATAACGCTCGTTTCGTCCACTTCACGGCTGATAGTTTTGAGATTTACTGCCAGTTCTATTTTTGTGTCTGTGCCGTGTCCGATATGTTCCAGATAGTCTATATACACTTTGCCGTCTTGGTCTCTCAGCTGTATCTCACCGCCGAATTTTCCGACCAGTTGTTCAGATATAGCGTCCATAGTCGATATCCAGTTGACAGAATATGTGTAATTATTTTCAGCCGTTACAGTGACCTGCCCCAGCTCTATACGCTTATCTGCACCCACCTGAGAATTGTGTTTTGAAAGAAAGGCTGACAGTACTGTGCGTATACCTACCATTTTGTATTCAATATAGGGCTGAACACTGTCATATAGCCAGCCTAAACGCCCCTCGCAGGTGACGGATTTACAAATCAAACCTTGTTCGTCCATGCTGTCAGGACATTTCAGTACACGTCCGATAAAAACGTCTTTGCCTGTGCTATCGTTCGTGACAGTGACCGATGTTGTCAGCGGTTTCAGTTTGTCATATCCTGCATTGTCGGGGTATATGGTAAACGTAAAACTGTCAACGGCATTGACAACCTTGACACCTTTTCCACAAAAAATGCGGTCAAGGTTATCACTATGTATCGTGGTTTTTTCAACGCCATTTTTGATAGTGACAGTATGCATTTATAACACCTCCTCATGCAGATCCAGCGTGAGCGACCCGAAGCCATATGCTGACAAAGTGTTCAAACCCGGCTGTAAAATCAGTTCGTCCATATCGAATGGTTTTTCTGTCGGTCTGTATACCTTTTCGGAAATATCAACGTTGTTATTTTGGAAATGCGTGAATCCTACCTTGTTGGTATCATCAGCAGACCGCCTATATATCAGACGTGGTTTTATCGGCACGTCCGAATACAAATAGACTTTTAGAACGCCCATAGGGGCGTGTGGAGCCATTTCAATAGCCGTCAGTGTCATGTCTGTAAGGTTCAGATAGTCATTTTCAAAACTGAAATTGTCAAATCCCTTGTCGGAAAAATCATCAGATATCTTGTACGGCTGTGCTTTGAACGTTGCCGTTACCTCAACATGATAACCTTTTTCAATTTCAGCGCAGCTAATTGTTCTTGCCTTATAATGGTAAATTTCAGCATCGTCATATAGGTCACATTCACCAGCCGACAAAATCCAGTTTTCAAAATCTGCCACTGTTTTCCGCAGGGCGGTTTTCGGACAGTCCATAAACACGAATTTGTATGTCAACGTTCGTGTATCATAGGTAGGTTTACCGCCATTCTGATATGTGAAACATATGTCGCCATTGCGGTATGGTATAGTAGCCGATATATCCCTGATACTTGGCGGCGGTGTACTGCGTGATGTCAGTAACGCTCCGAAATCGGTATAGGAATTTTTACCATTTATCGTTATACTAGACATTGTCAGCCACCCTCCTAGCATTTAGATTGATTTTTTCAGCCATAGCAACGTCCATGTATGGCGCTGTCACTGTGGCGAAACGTTTTCCGTCGATGTTCATAACCACTGTCAAATCACCGCTCTTGCCGTGTTGTGTGGTGCTGTCGGCTTCGGTTGATATTTTGTCAACCGTTTTTCTTGCGGTCTGTCTGCCTATCATGACAGGATCCATTTCAGCCGATACACCTGCAACACTGTCAACGATAGCCTGTGCCTCGTCCACTGGTTCGTCTGCCGTATCTTCCATGCCGACAGCGATACCAGACGGCAGATACTGACCGACCTTTTTCGCCATGACCCTTGAAGGCGAATGGATATCGAAGAAATCGCAAAATCCGTCTATAATGGCACTGCCTACGTCTTCCACTACGCTCCAAATTCCGCTGACGGCAGAAACTAAACCGTTCAAAATGCCCTTGAGGATATTTGCACCCAAGTCCAGCCAATCAACGTCTTTGAATCCGTCTATGATAGCACCGATTATTTTGGGAAGAGCGTCGATAAGGTCAGGCAGAGCCTGTGGCAAGCCCTGTGCCAATGCGACAATCAGTTCCATACCAGCCTTGACCAGTGCAGGCAGATTTTCTGTCAGTGAATCTGTTATAACAGGTATCAACGCTATTATTGCGTCAATCAAATCAGGCGTGCACTTGGTCAGACCTGTTATCAATCCTGTTAGTAATTGGAAACCGCCCTCGATGATTGCTGGCAGATTTTCAATCAGCGTGTCAGTTATTTGTTTTATCAAACTAGGTAACATCGGCATCAACTGTCCGATAACGTCATTTAGTCCGTCAATCAGACCTAAAAACAGCGTGATTGCGCCCTGCACCAGTTCAGGCACTAGCGTAGGAATAGTTGAAACCAGTGCATTTATCAATCCGAAAAAGCCGTTAAGTAGTGACGGCAGAATTGAATTGATTAGTGACGGGGCTGATTGTGCCAGTGATTGAATGATAGATGTTAAAACTGTGGTTGCCGCTGTGATTAGCGTAGGTGCGTTTTCGGCAAGAAATTCCGATGCAGAATTGAACAGCCCAGATATAACAATCGGAATTTGTTCGGTCAAGCTGTCAAGACCGCCACTGTCATATGCGTCTAGCAAACTAGAAACGCCGTCAAATAGTTTGGTGAAACCGCCTGACAATTTCTGAACAGCTGGCAACGATTTTGTCAGAAAGTCTGCCGCCATTCCCTTTGCGCCTGCCATAACAGGCGTGAATGCAGTTCCCAAAGACGCAAGGGCGTCCTGCAATTCAAAACTTGCACGTTCATAGTCCAGCGTTGATTTATTTGCTGACTGGTATTCGTCGTTGATTTCCGACAGACCCGAATTTGCCAGCCAATCAAGGGCATACTGCTGACGTTCTGCCTCTGACGTGCAATTCTGTAGACCCGCATTAAAATCATCAACGCTATCACCCATACGCCCGATAAGCTCTGAAAACTGACCTGTCGCAGCACCTGTGGCAAGGGTTTCCTGCAAGCTGTCTGAAAGGCTCTCGATTTTCAAGGTATCAGGGAATTTTTCAACCGCTCCGCTGAGTGCATTTATAGCAGGCGTCATTTGTTCATCGCTGAAACCAACAGCCATAAGGTTTGATAACGCTTCAATGCTGGAATCGGATTCGCCTGTGATAGCCACCAAATCTTGCATTTTTGATTTCATAAAATCAAAATTGTTGCCACTGGTTTCGGCGTTTGTTTTCAGTTTGGTCATATCGCTGTTCCACTCACGGCTTGCTTCAACGTTTGCCGCAAGTGCCGTTGTTACAGCTGCAAGACCAACACCTATGGTCTGCGTGTATTTTTTGAACCCATCAGCCGCCTTGCCTATCATAGCCGTGTCTATCTTGCCTAGCGTTGCCGTGAATTTTACGGCTTTGCTTGTCGCACCGCCTATGACAGAACCGACTTTTTCAACCTTTTTTATGACAGGCTCAACCTTGTCTTTGGCTTCTTTGAATGCCGTGCCGATAACGTGAATGTTTTTCTTCTCATCTTTCAGGCTTGACAGCTTTGACTTTGTCGTTTCCAACTCACGCTGAAACGCACGATACTGTCCTGCGTCTATCTCGCCTTTTTTGTACTGCGCTGTGACCTGTGATTGTGCTTCTTTTAGCACGTCCAGTTTTGATTTTGTCTCTTTGATACTGTCTTTCAACAGGTCTTGCTTTTGCTTGACCAACGTGACGTTATTCGGGTCCAGCTTTAGGGCTTTATCGACCGCTTTCAACTCGCTTTCCAGCTCACGGCTCTTTTTGTTCGTTTCTTTCAGCGCCTTGTCAAGACCTGTGGTGTCGCCGCCTATCTTGATAGTAATGCCCTTTATGCTACTTTTTGCCACCTATCATTACCCCCTTTCCAAAATTTTCTCGCAAAGCCTGTCGGTCAGGCTTCGTCAGGGTCAGCCTATATGCGTTATCTAGGTACTCTTGACCGCTCTCGCTCTGCCTGAGCCGTGCGATAAAAGCGTCACGACGTATCAGCAGATAGTCATAGTAGTCCATATCATCAACATCATATAGCGATATACCCATATAGTCCGCGACTAATTTTTCCCACGTTGAGGAAATTTCATATTTTTCCCCCTCCCTATTCTGCGGTGGATAGTAGGGGAGCGCTAGTTTTTTGAATTTTTGATTTCTAGCAGATAGTCAATATATGTGCGGTAGAATGTTTGAATGTCGTATATATCCCAATCAGCCAGTGTTTCAGCCGTTATTGGTATTTTCGCAATGTTGTGTGACATCAGTTTTGCACACATTTCGATTGCTTCGTCTAGCTTGTTGCCACCTAGCTTTGCGGATATTTCTCCGAACGCTTCAATCTCGCCCTTTGTGGGTGGCATAACAAATATCGTGGTATGCTTTTCATCAGCCAGCTCGATACGCAGGCTAGGTTTTTGCATTTTATTGAAATTCAACGTCTTTGGCATTTTTCTGTATACCTCCAAAAAAACAGCCCACTGAAAATCTCAGCAGGCTGTGTATTTGTGTTGCTTATGTGGCACTTATCGACTTGTCCTCTTCGATGTAGGTAATCAGCGTCCCTTCGCTGTCGCTTGGCAGTGCTTTGAATTCTGCGTCAATAACGCTTTCCTTGTCTTTTGCAAATGCCAGTTCGATGCCGCTCTGGTTGTTTCCCACGATCATGACCCATATATCTCCGTCAACTGCGTCAACGTGGTGGAAGCAGAGAACATACCTCTTGCGACGCATATTCTTTAGACCGCCAATCTTGACAGTTCTACGTTTCTTGCTGGTATCTTCTGTAACTCTTGCAGTGTCGCAGAGAACGTCAAGGGTATTGCCGTTGAATACCATGATACCAGTTTTCAGTGTAGCCTCTTCTTCGGTGATGATTGTCTTCTGGTGTGTGCCATCATCATCACTTGCGGTGTAGAATGTCGGCTTATAAGACAGGGTTGCACCGCCCTGGATATAGCCCAGCACATTGGCTTCGGTGCAGATAGTATCAACATCAGGCACTGTTTTACCGTTGAAATCCTGATAGTAGATATAACCGCTTCCAAGAATAATATTGCTTGGGGCTTTCTTTGTTTCATCCATTTTAATTCCTCCTTATTTCAAATAATTGGTAAATGAATATCTTATCTGATATTCCTTGCTGTCTTCAATCCAGCTTTCAGATTTTTCTAAATCAAAATCTGCAAACTGTTTCTCAACAGCCGTTTCTAATTCTACGTCGATTTTCCTAGTGTACAATTCAATGACTATCGTCTGCTCTCGCAGGCTTGCGGGGTGCATATCGTCTCCGCTGTCTATGGTGCTTTCACGATAGAACACGCAGTAGGGCGTTTTCATTTCACCACGTGATGAATAGTATGCGATTCTGCCTTGTAGTTCGTCGACAGCCGTTAATCGTGAACGTATATCATCCAATGTCAAATTCATTTCTTCAACCTCGTTTCTATCAACTCAGGCAGTGCCTTTTGTGCATATTCCTCAACAGGTTTTATATGCACAAATGCTTTTACTCTGCCCTTGCCGCCTTTCTTTGCGTGACCATGCTCCAGCAGATGTGTCAGATAGTAGTATTTTTTGTTACGCACAATCACACGTTTGTTGCCCGACTTAGCGTATACTGTTTCGGCTTTCCAGTTTTCGGCATACTTGCCTGTTCGGCGTGGTGATGTGGTTTTCAGCTTTTCGACACACTGGTCTGCAACCTCGTCGATACAGCCGTCAACTATTTTTGCGGTTTCTTCGCTATATTCTTTCAGGTCATCAGCGACCTGTTTTGCCAGTTTGCTGACATCAATTTCAACCGATTTCATCAGCAATCACCGCCAAAACGTTCAGCCGTCAGTTCAATGGCTATTCCTGCGACATATGTGCGTATGATACGATACTCCCGACCGTTATAGAATAGCATATCCTCATCATCATAGTCATAGTAATCTGCCATTTTGATTTTCAACGTAGGTTGAAACCCCGCTTGTGCGGCGCTGTAAAATTCAGAACGTGAAATTGATGATACCTGGCAGAAAACCTCTTTGGCGTTCGCCCAGTCAACGACCTTTTCTTGATTTCCTATCTCGTCCGAAACTATCTTTGCTTTGGCGATTTTTACAACATCATTAAACATCGTTAAATTCCCTCCGTGTAGTCCTCGTTCAGACTTAGTGCGTCTCGCAGGCGCTCGTAGTTTTTGCGAAAATCTTCACCTTTGCCGTTGAAATCATACTGCCATTTGACATAGTTTTCGATAGCCTTTTTCAGAATTGCACTGCAATCGTCAGCGTCAAAGGGAACGAACACGCCCACACGCTTCAAATCTTCCATGCAGGCGTCAACGTTTGACATAATGTCGCTATCTAGCTTGTTATGTGATATCCTCAACGAATTTTTCAAACTTTCTAGCATTCGTTATGCCCCCTTTTTTTGTCATGATTACTTGCTTTTCTTGGTCAGCGTTACAAGGCTGTTCTTGTCGATAACCTTGCCGTCTACCAGCATGACCGCCTTTGTTACCTGGTCTTCGGTGTCATTATCCTCATATCTCTTGACTGTCATCTGGAGATTTGTGTTGAGGATATAGTCCTCGGGGCGGAAGAAGAATGCAACGATTGTATCAGCCGATACAGTGTCTGCATAAGCGTCGATATCGTCAGAGAACACAACAGGTGTGCCAAGGATTGATGGCTTCATATCTCCGTTAAGACCATAGTTGACCCTAGCGATAGGCTGTCCGTTTGTGTCTGTCAGTGCCTGGATATCGCAGAATGTTGCAAAGTTCATGAACATCTTAACGCCTGCTCTGTAGCCTGACGGAATTTTCTTCTTCATATCCCACAGGGTATTGTACGTAATTCCGCTTGCCAGTGCAACGTCCACGTTCTGACCGCTGACAACAGTTTCCTTTGTGATACCCTTCGGCTTGCCTGAACCATCACCCTTGATGATTGCTGTTTCGATAGCAGCGATCATTGCGTCGGCTACCTGATTGGCAAATACTGTCTCAAAGAAATCAAGAGATACTACCGAAACTTCAAGCGACATGGAGATAGCACATCTCAGTTTGTAGTAGCTGAAAGTGATTGAGCCTGTGGACTTCTTCTGCGTGTCAGAGCTTGCACCCTCAGCGACCCATGTTGCAACTGGCTTGGCGCTTGAAGTAGGAATTGTCACGCCACCCTTGATATTTGTCTTTGTGACAAGGGCATAGATCTGGCCGTGCTCCTCCAGCTTCTCGACGATTCTCTGCATGGTTGTTGATGGAATGGCAGCCGCAACGTCAGTGGTCTTTGTGCTCTGTGCTTCATTTGCAAACTTTGCAGGGATTGGTGTACCCTCGAGAACGTTGTGCATAAATGCAGTTCTGTACTCGATGCTGTCATAGATGTTTGATGTGTGTGTGATCGCATTCTCGTTCATCTTGTTTTCATTCCTTTCGATGATATTTTTCATGGTGTCTGACGCATGGTCTTTTGTCATAGCGTTCAGATTTGCCTGTGTCTTTGCCGCCTTTTCAGCGTCATTCATCAGCTTTTCAGCTTCCTCAAAATTGCCCTCGTCGATGAGAGCCTGAGCCTTGTCAAGCATTTCCTGTCTTGTCATTTTTATAACCCTCCTTTAGTTTGTCAAGCCTTGCCTGTGCTGTTATCTTTTTATCAGCACGCTCGGCTTTCATCTTTTCGATCACGTTCTGTGGTATGATATCGCAGTAGGCCGCCACAAGTTGTGATTTGACGTTCTTGCTCCCTGCGATTTCGTCTATCAGTCCCAGTTCGACCGCCTCATCAGCCGTCAGCCATGTTTCCTTGTCCATGATTTCCAGTGCCTTTTCCTTTGTCATGCCTGATTTGGTTATGTAGGCATTTGCAATGGTCTCATTGGCTTTTTGCAGAACCTCTGACATTTTGTCCATGTCATGGTAATCACCTCTTGTCGCTGATGATACGTTATGTACCATGATCTGTGCCGTCGGTGATATATCTGACTTGCCTGCACACGCTATCACGCTTGCCGCACTTGCTGCAAGACCGACAACGTGTATCTTGACATCACCTGAATATTCACGGATTGCCGAATAGATTTCGGACGCCGCAAAAATATCACCACCGCCAGAGTTGATGTAAACTTCCAACGGCTCGCCTTTTTCAGTTGCCGCAGTTATATCATTTAAGACCCTCGCAGGGGAAGTGGCGTCAATGCGGAAAAGGTCATAAATCCATTGGTCATCACTCGGAATGATTGTACCTTTGACGTAAATTTTCATCGTTTTCACCTCCCTCACTGCTGTCTATCTTTGCCGTGTCTAGTCTGACATAGTACTGATCGCCCGAAGGAATGTCAGCCAGATTGAACACGCTTCGAATTTCGTTTGCGTTCATGATACCTCTGTCGAAAAACTGCACCAAATTCAGTTTGGTTGACATTGACGCAGTGCTCAGATTGAACGCTTCAAAAACTATCTTGTTGCCATACCCTCTTTCGATACGGCTGAATAGTTTTCTTGTGAATTCGCCAGCCAGTTCCATTACTACTGGTTCTATCTCCGATTCGTAGTAGGCGTTGTATTGGTCTTCGGTGTAGTTCGACTGCACGATATTTGCGTTTGTGTTAAACAGCGAATAAATTCTCTGCGTGGTTTTTTCCATAACCGATGAATTCGGTACATAGTCTTTTGCGTCAACTTGCTTTGCGTCCGCCTTGCTGTCGACCGCCGCAACACCTGTGCCGTTCTGAACGCTCATGAACTGCTCACTGAATTCCTGCGCCTGTTTTTTCAAATCCTCAGGACGCAGGGAGCTTGTGAACTTCAACAGCCAGCGAATAATTGACGAATTTTTAATAGCCTTGACAATACCCTGGTCTGTAGTTGTTACGATTTCCATTAGTGGCGTCAGTGTTTCACTCAGCCGTTCGCCAAAAATATCGTCCTTGTAAAAATCGCTACGCAGATGAATGATATCTGCATACGGAAACGTATATCTTTGCCCATTGAAAAATGTGAATTTCAAATACAAATCGTTGCCGATATATACGCATTCCGCACTGTCCGCAGGGATAGGATATAGTTCAGTAGGATAGCCGTTGCCGTCACGGATAATCAGGATAAATGCGTTGTTGTTCAAACACAGCTGTGTTGCAATTTTTTCCAACATTTTCTGCATTGTCATGAACTCGTTAGGCTCTTCCAACAGCATTCGCATATATGGTTCAGGGTTTATCTCGATACTGCCGTCACCATTTCGGCTATATGATTTTCTGATATGCTTTGCGGTCAGTTTTCCAATAGCCTTGATCTTTGGGCGGATACAGGCACGCACCAAATCCGACCGATAAACATTGCCGTCCCAACTATAGTAGCCGTTGCCGATTTCCGACATCATCTTATATCGGGTCACTACCTGTGATCTGTTTTTAAAACGATTTATCAGACCCATTTTTTTCACCCCTTTCCTATATCAAACTCTCAAATTCTTCCTGTCGGTTATAATAGACCACATATGCGTCCAATAGTGCCGCAAGTCCGTCTATTCTCTGCGTTCGGTCAGATTTCTTACACGGCTGAATGTTGCCATTGACGTCTGTCTTTACAGCCGTATTCAGGAAACACCATTTGTCAATCGGGTTGTTGTCATAAACGATGTTGTGTCGCTGAAACTCAGCTTTCAGGTTCTTCATCGGGTCAGACAGTGTTATAACGCCCTGGCGCACAGGTATTAAAACGCCCTTGCCAAACTCTTCTTCAAACGCCTTTATCAGCTCGTCCGAAACGTGCCAAGGGTCATAGCCGATAGCCAACGGATAAATATCTTCTTTATCCCTCAGTTCCAAAAACCAGTCTAGGATAACACGCTTGTTGACTTTGTTTCCCTCGCACGTTCTCAGCAGACCTTGCGATTTCCACAATTCATACGGCACACTATCTCGTCCACGTCTGTCACCCTTTTCAGCGTCAGCGTCAAGAACGGCTTGCGGAATCCAGTACATAGATTTTACATACAACCTATCATCATCAGGCTTTTTGCAGATAGCCTTTGCAGCATTCAGGTCTATATAATCAGCGGCATCAAAACCGCCAATGAAATATCTGAACGGATAATCTACAACAGTTTCTTCATTGTTCAGCTCGTCCCACCTCAGCCAGCCGCTTTCGGTATTCTGTGGGAGGTTAAAATCTTTGACCATAACCGTTGCTTTGAAGCTAGGGTCATCTTTGGCCTTTTGCACCATTTGTCGCAGATAGTCAGTTGATTTTATCGTACCCAGCCCAGGGTTTGCTTTCAACCAACAGTCTTCCTTGTCCCATTCATCAGGGCTATCCAGTTCATAGATAAACGGCAAAAATCGGTTATTGTTTTCTGTCAGCCGTCCGTATAGCAAATTATTTGCATATTTGTATTGGGCGTCAAAGATACCACCACGAACGAAGCCGTTTGTTGTAATGCAAAATAAAATGGGTTGCTGTCTAGCACCCATTGCTTGCTTTACCAAATCATATAGATCTCGGTTCTTTATTGCCGCCAATTCGTCGATAACACCGCAGTGAACGTCCAATCCGTCAAGGCTGTTTGAATTGCTGGCAAGAGCCTTTATAAATCCCATGTTCAACGGAAAATACAAATCGGCCGCACATTTACGAATATGCTTGCTCAACAATGGCGATTGTTTTATCATTTTGTAGCAGGCGTTGAAACCTAGCTTTGCCTGATCTAGCATTGTGGCGACGTTATATATCTGCGGTGAACCCTCTCCGTCATTGACTAGCATATCATTTTCGACTGCCGCAATTTCCGTTGTCTTGCCGTTCTTTCGGCCTTCGATTATCAGGCATTCGTTATACTGGCGCAGGTTGTTATCGTCAACAAAGCCGAATAATGCTTGCAGTCTTGCTTTTTGAAACAGCTCCAGCTTCAACGGCTGACCTAGTTTTCCAGACGGCTGCTTGCAGAATTTTTCGATAAAGTCCGTATGCCGTGTTGCAATAGCTTTGTCAAAATGAAATTCATCAGGGCTTGCAAATCTGTTCAACAGCATTTCCGAAACCTTTTTCATTTTCTCACACGCAACGATATTTCCGTCATAAATGCCAGTAAAATATTTTTCAAATTCCGTCAACGCTTTGCACCGCCTAGGAACTCCAGCAACTCGTCGCCCTCAGATTTTTGCAGGCTGTCAAGGATAATATTCTCAACTGTCTTTGCCATTGCGTTGTATTTCCCAATTAATGTTGCATACGCTTTGCTTGCAGGGTGCTCTGTCTTGACAGTAAAACCATTGCCGTTTGTTGCTTCGATGATTGCGCCCTCTGCTTTTATTTTTTTCTGATACTCGCTCAGCAGATTCTCCATGTACTCCAGCTGATCTAACAGCTTTATGCCCAGTTCTCTCTTGGCTGGCTCACAGCTATCCACAGCTTTTCGCAGCTCGCTCAAATTCTTCTTGATTTTTGCCATTGTCAGATTATACCCCCTTATGTGATTTTATGAGCCGTAAAAAATGACCTTTGCCCCCTCGGTATCTTAGGAAAAAATTCAGTCCAAATTTGAGGGGGGTACGGGCATGCCAAATGCGTCAAATTCACATTTTGTTAATTTTTTAGGCGATTTTTGGTAAAAATGACCCTCGAAATTATCATGACATTTTTTGCATACAAATTCGAGATTGGCATGATTTAATGATACCTCAGGGTCACTAATGTTTGCTGGCGTCAACAATGTTCGGTGATGAACAATATATCCAGCACGTTCGTGACATTCTTCGCAAAGACCGCCGTCAATTAATATGCGTTTGTCGATGTAAGATTGGCGACACTTCTTCCATGCTGCGGAGCGGTAAAAGGAATATGCAAAGTCTTTCATAGTGCCGCCCCCATAAAATAAAAATGCCACACGTGGGACACATTGCTAAGAGGTGTGTGTGGCTGATTGGTATCGGCGTCAACATCATTGCAGTATCGACCGATATATCCGCCATAGCTAATGCCATAGCGGAAGTCAGGAGATCTAAAACAAAAGAAGTAAAAAACATGGAGCAGGTTAGGTGATGGCGCACCGCCCCTGCACATTGCCTGAGGGCTAGCCACTCAGGCGTAAAAATAAGGTTGGCTTTTGTTGAGGAGATAACCAACTGACCTTTCACCCTATCGGGCTATTATACAGTATAGCAGATTAATAACTGCATTTCACTGCATTTCACTGCACTCTTTTGGAACAACGATATGCTTCAGGGCTTCGCCGTGAATTTTATATATCGTGCGTTCCGAATAGTTCATATAGTCGGTGATCCCCATTATGTATTCACCATTTTCTTTGTTGAATTTTCCAACCCAGCGCTGATAAAAAAGATACCGCCGTTCAAGAACCTCTCGCTGGTCTGCGTCTGCTACTGCGTCAATGGACTTTTCAATTTGCAGACGTTTGTCAATCAATATCAGTGCCAGTTCCTGCTGTCTGCGTTCGTATTCCGCTATGCGTTCAATGGTGCTTGACATCTTGTCGCCATTGCAACTGCCATGACTAGCACCTGTATTTTCGTATGAAATGCCAGCATATTCTAGTTGCGACCGCAGTTTCTTGACCTTGTTTTCGATAATTTTCACACGTCTCTCGATTTTATAGGCGTTCTGCAAATATTCTTTTGCTGTCATTTCAACCGCCTTTCTGCACCCTGTCGGTCATTTCCGTTGATATCAGTTCCGACAGGTCAATGCCGTATGTCTCTTTCAGATAGCTGGCGTTATTATCGTTATCAAATTCAGCCGTGTCCATGATGTCAAACGTGCTATTTACTGCGTCGATGAATGCACGCAGGCGTTTGCCTTTCCAGCCGTACCACTTATCCAACGTCCACAAAACAGTCGCCATTATCTGTTCAGTGATATCCTGCATTATCTCGCCCTGCAGTTCACTATATCTTTTCTGCATTTCCTTTGCGACCTCTTTCTTGATGTCGCTTTGTCTGACGATGTTCGTTCGTGCTTTCATGGCATTTCACCAGCTTTCAGCAATTCAGGGGTATCAAAAACATTTCCGATAATTTCGCACATATAAAAATCGCTAGGGCATATGTTTGACGTGTCACTTTCCCCAAAGAATCCAGTCTCAGGATCAAATTTAATTTCAAAAACCTTTTTGTCAATATGTTTTGAAATATTTCTGTTGCACAGACAGAGATCCCCCTCGAAAATCTTATTGCCGTTCGTGTCTGTCACCCCTGTGTACTGACCGACAGTTTCAGGGTCAACCGAATATGTTATCGGGATTGTGTCAACAAACTGTTTGTCATTGAAATCATCGATTACCAGATTGTCGCAAATGATGTGTTCAAAATTAGCACCCTTGTCCTTGAAATATGGACGTTTTCTGACAACGTAATAACCACTTACCCATTTGCCGTTGGCAATGCGCTTGCCACGAAATAATATTTCATGCATCGTTATCGCTCCTTTTCTCCCACGCATAGCATTTGTTCTTTCTGTTCACTACGAGAACTTTGCCCTTTGTGACATCACTTCGCTTTGCACAAAAAGTATATAGTGCCTTGCCATGTAGAGGACCGAAATCTATTGCGTGTTCGCAATTTGAACAGGTTTTATCCATTGCTTTCACCGTCCATTCTAGCGCCACAGTTTGGGCAGTAATTTATCTCACCGCGTGGATACTGAGCTATAAAGTGAATGATTTCACAATTACTGCATCTAAGCTGATTAGGTGTGTTTGTATTCTCCCATGTTCCATGCTTGACTTCCTGCACGTCTGCGGCAGGCTGTTCGTTGATTATATCGGCGATACTGCTGTTATCACCCAGAATGCCTGTTATGCCCTTTTCGTATATCGGCATACACGCCGCCGATAATTCGTTAATCAGATTGTCTGCGTCAATGTATTTTGCCATGTTATCCCTCCTCATTATTCAAGCCAGATTTTGCTATATTCATCGAAACTTCCGACAAGCTTATCAAATGCTTTCACTTCGACGCTGTATTCATACCAGTCTTTTGCGTCCGCTTTGTCATATGCCGTTTCAATGTCCTTTATGATCTGCAAATATGAGGTATTTTGGTCTTTCAAGATATCAAAAGCAGCTTTCAAATAGTCATATTTGTATTGGACGTTGAGGTAAGACACTGCAAGCCCAAAGCATTGTCCACAAACGGACAGCAGCTCGTCCTTCGTAAGACGTTTAAGTCTCTTTGCGCTCTCACTTGATGCACATTTCGTGTCATATGACGAAAGTGCAAAGTAATCTTCTTCAAAGCTATCATATCCATAGCACTTGAACGGACTATTTCCGTTTAGCATTATTCCGACAAAAAAATCGTCAAAATGTTCTGACACATAGGTATCATTGACAATGCCCCTCAAACTATCACACTCATACGAAAGGTCTGAGAACATCATTTTAAATTCCTGTTCCTGCTCGTCATCTCCGTCAAGTGCGTTGAGAAGCGTATCATCATCGCCGCTGAAGTAATACTGGTATTCCTCGCAAACGGAGCTGATATCGTATAACTGAGATGTTATTTCCTCAAAGTTGAGCTGCGATACAATTGCTTTCTTATAGCGCAGGTTTTTGGCTTTTTCAGCTTTTGTCACTTTTCTCCCTCCTAAAACGTCACTGTCACATTTAACACAGCCGCCGCTAACCAGTAGACGGCCTTTTTGTAATCTTTTTGCACGGCATATATAACCGCCGCTCCCACGTCCAGCAAAATCAGCAGAAGTGGGAAAATGTATTCGGACTTAACCATGTTGCCCCTCCTCAAATTGTAATATTCATTTTTCATCTGGAAACACCGTCCATTTTAATACCGATACCGTTCACGTCAACAGCCGTATCAGCAACACCGAAAATAACCTTGCCTATTGCTGTAGATACGTCACCTTTGTGATAATTGTCTACGGTCATCTTGAATCCCATTCCTGATATCGTTACCTTATCCTCCACCAGATTGACAGCCCTGAAAACCTTGCCGTGCATAGCGTTCTCATACACACCATGCAACTTTTCCAGCTTATCCTGACTAACTCCAGCTTCCCACAGAATAGACGAAAGTTTATGTTCGTCAATTGTCGGTATCTCAGTTTCATGAGCATTTTGGTCAACAAATGTGGAAATCTTGTCATTCACAGCAGTGATAAGATCATAGTCAAGCTCATCGCCCACAACGCTTGTGAGGATATCCTTGAAAGTTTCCTTTTCGTTCTGACAGGTCATTGAAAACTCACAACCCAGAAGCTCTTCCACAACAGAAGTGTTCGGCTTTTTTGCATTTTTCGTGTAGTAAAGCACTCCGTTGATATCAGGTGCACGATCATTGAAAAGAGGAAACAAAAAGCCATCGCTTGGAAGCTCAACAATTCTGTCGCATGACTCTTTCTTAGCGATAGAGTTGTCCTGTTCATCATACACAAGCCCGTCAATACGCAGATTTACAGGGCAAAGTGCCGTCACTATGAAGTTGTAATCAGTGTCAGCTTCGTCCTCAAACTCGTCCATTTTGTTCTTCCTCAGCACCGAATATGTACAATGTGCCGCAAAAATAGTAAATGTTGACACATACTCAACCTTTTCAACTACAGCGTTCAGGAAGTTGTCCACCTTTTCTTCATCAAGCAGCTTGCTTTGCAGTGTTTCGTACATGAAAGGCTGAGCACCGCCCTCAAGGTAGGCGTCCTTAGGGAACGAATATTCCAGCAGGTTTTTGCCGATAGAGCCGCTGAGCACCTTTTTCAGGTTTATCATTATCAGCTCCGCCTCGTCCTGCGGAATAGTGTTGTAAAGCTGATTGGTCTTGCACTTTATGTTCTTTTCAGCGTCCACAAATGCCGTAACAACGTGGTTTACGGTGAAAAAGCCGCAGTCATCGCTGAATATTCTCTTGATCTCGTTAATTTCTTTCTTGTTCATGTTAATCCTCCTCAGTTTGTCTAGGTCTGTAATTATCACAAACTACATTCCGTTTGCTACAAGTATGATAAAATACGCAGTTATTGCATTTTATCTCCTTAATTCCCAGCACAACATACCCGTTCTTTATTCCCCAGCCGTTGAGGATATATGTTATCTTGTATGTATGTCCTGATATCTCATGTTTTGCGTGTTCTCTTACTGTGCCGTCTAAGCTATGGTAAGACGTTCCGTCCGTCGGTATAAATCTTATCAGATTTCCTGTCTGAAAACCTCTGTCATTCTTTCTGACCTCGAAAGTTTTCTCACCGCTCAGAACGGCGTCACAAAATTCTATGCTAAGTTTCAGATTATGTGTTTTCACTTTTATCCCTCCTCAAACTCAGGACACCCCGTCACAGTATACGAATGTATCATGCCGCCCTTTTGCGCTTCGTACATTCTGTGCTGACACGTCCTCCAACCCTCAACCGGTTTGCGGTCTATGGACCATGCACAGCCTGTGAGGTATTCTCCTGTTATCTTATCCTTTGTCGGTACTGCGTGGCGGCAGTGCCAGCATAGGGTGTGGTCAGTGTGTTTCATTGGCTTTGCCCCTCCCCATACCGCATAGGATATCATTGAGCCTCTTGCAAACCTCGCAGCCGTCATGATGTATCTCGTACTGACATTTCTGAAACACCTTAGCATATTCCCCATATGTCTGCCATAGATCAAGTGCATAAGCCCCATTGATGTATGCCCTGTATAGTTCCTGCTTTTCATCAAGCGCCTGTTTCTTGTCTATCTGCCCTGCCTTGAACTCTCGGTACACAATGCAAAGCGACTTGTATAAAAGCTGTTCCACCTGCGTCAGTCCCTCTGGCAGTGGCAGAAGCTTTGCCGCCATTCTGTTCAGCTCGTCTGCCTTCTTTACGACTTCAGCTTTGACCAGCATTATCATCACCGCCAAGATAGTGCATTAGCATATCAGCCGCCTGCTTCCAGCCGTAGCATATCGCCGCCAAATAGTCCTGCTTGCCAAGCTCCGCAAACCACCACATCTGATTATCTGAGGGCTTGCCATTCTCTGCTTTGAGCTCTATGAACAGCCCTTTGTTTTTGCCCCGTGCCACAGGCAGGAACAGATCAGGAACGCCTGACTTCACACCCATAAGCTTTAATCTCTTGCCCTCTCGTGGGTCGCAATGACGTTCGTTCGGTATGTGAAAGAGCAGTTTCAGTTCAGGATAAGCCTTGCGTATGCTTGCCTGCTGTGTCCACTTGATAAGGGTCATTTGCTCTCTGTCTTCATTTCTTGCCATATCATTACCCTTTCATTATCCTGTTGAGTATCTGACTAGCTTCAAACTTTGTCAGACTTTCTATGTCGATATCCGAATTGTTGAGATACTTCCTGCCTCGTCTGCGGATAAGGTTTTTCTGATTATCAGTAGCAGGTGCTTTGCCCCACTTTCGGCAAATATTTAGATCCCACAAGCATTTGCTATCTGCTTCACGTTCGCAGAGAATAGTGTACGCCTCGTCAAGTGCTTGTTGCATAGGTAATTTCTGACCTTGCCATACTGCCATGCCCAAAGCGTCAGGTGCAGATATCCTCAGCGTTTTTCCCTTGCCTAGACTACATTTCATATCGCCATCCGGCAGCTTAAACCAGTTCACGTCATGGGTATTATACTTCTGCTCCTGCGCCCACAAGTCAACGATACGAACATTCTTTATCCAGCTTTCAGGACAATCCGACATCATAGTAGCCTTTTCAGGAAGTTCAAAGAGCATTCCCTCCATTTTGTCCTGACTCTTCTTTGGTAATTCTGAAATGTCAATACCGAGCAAACTTGGAGCTGTTCTCAGACTTGCTTTGCCTGTTACTCCTACGCAGTCGATGAGTGTGAGCCTGTCCTTGTCAGGGTGCAGTCTTAGCCCTCTGCCTACCATTTGCGTATACAATGCATCTGATTGTGTAGGCCTCGCTATGATAACAGTTTCCACAAGGGGTATGTCAGTACCCTCAGTGAACACCATGCAATTCACAAGACAAGGTATCTCACGATGAGTAAAACGGCGTATAATATCAGCCCTATCCTTAGTCTGACCTGTGACCACCTCCGCCCCCTCGATGCGTTTTGCTATCTCGTAGCATTGTTCTACCGATACCGCAAAGATAAGCGTTGCACCTTTGGCGTGTTCTCTATACACTTGCGCTATAGCGTCCGCAGTGCCGTCCATTGCTTCTGCCAGCTCACCCGGAGCGTAGTCGCCAAGCCGTGTATGTACTGCTGAAAGGTCATAGCCTATGTCAGCACGTTTGCAGAGGATATCACACAGATAACCATGTTCAATGCCCCAACGCAGGTCACGTTGAAATATGATATCATCAAACACATCATTCAGTCTGCATTTGTCAGCCCTGTTAGGCGTTGCCGTGAAGCCCAGCAGAAGACGTGGCGTGAAGTGATCTATGACAGTTTTATAGCTGTTTGCCGCTGCATGGTGAGCCTCGTCCACTATGATGATATCAAAATCATTAGGTGAAAACCTGTCAAGCCTGTGGGTCATGGTCTGGATACTTGCAGACACCACTTCTTCGCTGCCGTCAGTATGATACTTTGACATCTCTATGCCTTTTGCGCAATCAAAGTACTTTAACGGCTGGCTCACAAGTTCCTCTCTGTGCGACAGAATAAGCATACGTCCATGACGTGGTATATTTGCAAAAGTCACTGTCTTGCCAAGACCTGTCGCCATTTGCACAAGATGTTTTCCATGCCCTGCCTGCGCTATTTTATCTATACACTCCTGCTGATAGTCACGGAGCTTTATTCTTGCATTCATTTGATGTTTTTTACCTCCTTATGTGGGACGTGGGGGACAGTGTGGGACAAACGTCCCACATGAAAACCATGCGTATTTACGCACTTTTCGGGGTGTTGTGGGACTGTGGGACAAATTCGCACATTTTCCTATATAGGAAAACACACATATATTTTAACAATGTGTGAACAAAGCCGTGATTCTATATCACCTATTTAAAACAGGTATATATAGGGGGAAAATGTCCCACAGTCCCACACTATGCAGAAAACCACGCATTTACGCTGTTTTCCTCGTGGGACTTATGTCTCACAAAATGCCGAAATCCGATAAGTCCGTCCCACGCATTTCTTCTTCGGTGTAATAATCTGGTGTTTCATCTGGCAATCTCAACACAACGCACTCAACGTTCACGCCACCGATACGCTTGCCACGAGTGTTGTTGCGCCCTCTCACAAGTATCTTACCGTTAGATTTCAGCCAACTAAGCAACGCCCTTGTGTCGAAGCCCTGTTTTGAAGCCGCTTCGTCGAATTTTGAGCGAATGATATATGCGAAATCGCCCTGGATAAGTCCAAACACTTCGCCGTTATTGTCTTCGCCTGTAGCAAAGCGTTTGCTGTTAGAAGCCACCCAATCGCACATATACTGATACCCTCGTTCGCCTGCTGATACTGATTTTTTGGTTTGCAAATACCGTGAGATATCGTCAATTGTTAGTGGCTCGTTCGTTTTGAACACGGACGCTTCTGCAATCATATCAGCCGTGAGTATCATTGCCGCTGCCATTGCCTGTTTTTCTGTTGTATCCGACTTGCAGAGCTTGGTGAAATAATCGTTATAGACCTCTTGTGCCATTGTCAAGGCTTTTTGGGAGGACAGTTTTGCAACAAATTCACGTCCTGCAAAACCATAGTTCTGTTTTATTACCGCTGACACAGCCATGCCGTCTGCTATTACGATATTGTTTGCTGTACATTCAATGTCGATAACTCTGTTTACCGCTCCTGCTCCTGCTGAACCGCCCACTATAGGGCTTTCGCCTGTGGTAAGGATAGTGTTTCGCCATGTCGGTGTACGCTCTATGCCGCCTGTTTTCGTGCCCCTAGAACGTCCAACACCCTGAGCAAGCTGATAAACGTCAAATCGGCTTCTGCCGTGACTATCTTTGCTCAGCTGGAGTTCGTCAATGAGAAACGGCAGGCTGTTGAGAAACGCTGCTGTTCGCTCGTGGCCGACAACTGTGCTGTTGAACGTCTGAATGTATTCGCCCATTTCGGGGGTTCCCCAAACAGAAGCCGCAAGCATTAAAGCAACTGTCTTGCCTGTGCCTGAATCAACGCCCCATAGATGAACGAAGAACGGCAGACCGCCAAGTGGCTGAATAAGCGCACTTGCGAAGCTCGCCGCAAGAAATATCTTTGCGATCACGCTTTTCCTGCGGCAATCTATAGCGGCTTTTTTCCATTTCTCATAACTGCCATGACTTTTTATAGCACTAAAAATGGTGGAATAATTCTGCTCTCCGTCAAATGTCAGCCCCTCAACGTATGGTGAAAAGCCTGCGCCGTTTATGTAGCCAAGCCTGCCCACTGATCTTTTCAATGGCAGAGAATTGCGGTTAAGGCTCTCTATCTCCTGGAAATATGAAACAAGCTCTTTGGCAGTTTCAGAAGATACGTCAACACCGCATTTAACTAGCTGTGAAATGTTTCGGCTGTTGTAAAGTATCTCCTTTGAAACGACTTTTTCCTGCCACTCTCCACGAGTGCGATAAGCTATGTTGAGCTTTTCCTCGCCTGTGTCAATGTTCTGTAAGCATTCAAAGGGTATGATCGGGTGGTGGCAGATAACGTGATAGTTGCCGCTTTCGTCAATAAGATACACACCACCGTCATCAACATTGTATTTGCCTGCGTCAAGCTGCATATACGGACCTGAGAACGCAGTGGGGTTATTGATGATAACGTTCGCCCCACGCTGCATTTCTCGCATTTTGACGTAGTTTTTATACAGTCCTTTGAACGTCTTTACGCCCACCTCTGCCGCCTGCTGTGCCATTTGCTCAATTTTCAGATTGTGCATGAAAGGGTCGTTTTTGTAATCGTATATCGCTTCGTATGGCTTTTCTGTATAGAGGAAATCGTCTTTTGTATACTTTACAGCAACGGCGTTTTTCACCGCTTCTGCATCGCTCATGTCGATATCAAAATGCTTTTCCTCGTTCGCATCAACGTCAATGATATCGTCAGAATGGCGTTCCCTCATCATTCAACACCTCCTCAAAGTCGGAAAGGTCACCGCCTAGCTCTTGCGGGGGTGCTGCTTCTGCGGTAGGCTGTACAAAAACGGCTTCGCACACAAGATGTACGTCAACTTTTTCTTTACCGTCTTTGCCGGTATATGGCTTTTTCTCCACCTTGCCCACACAAAACACAACGTCAAATTTTTTCAGCGCCTTTGTGGCTCTTGCTACAGAGTGCCAGCACTGGCAGCTCACCCATACGGCTTCACCACGCTCACCTTGCGCCTTTGGCTGACGTTCGCCCACTTTTACTGCAAACTTGGTGAGCGACGAGTTGTTGCCGCCCACCTGTTTGTATTCTGCGTCCTTTGCAAGGAAGCCACTGATGATAACAGAGCCGTCGGGTAATTTTGCCTGCATTAAAGCACCTGCTCTTTCTCGGTCTGAAGCTGGTCTATTTCTGCTGAGATATCTGTAGATATCTTCTCATACTCAAACCACTCAGAAACCTTTGTGTTCTTGTCTTTCAGTGAATTGAAAATGCCGATATAGTCGGTGAGATCTTCGGCTGTCATTGTGTCAAGACCTCTGCCAAGACGTTTCTCTATCATTTCCTGCGTCACACCCAGCTTCTCGAACTCCACCACCATTTTTCTTACACGGTCCGTAAGAGGAATATTATTCTTGCCTGCAAGAGTTTTTCTGCATTCGGCCACAGCCTCTTCAACGAAGTCCGCAGGAAGCACCGCAAGTATCCTTGCTCTGAGCCTGCGCCCTGCCATATTAGCGTTATTCTCATAGATATCACGCAGGCTTGTGAGGGTCTTTATCTTGCCTTTTACTTCTTTTGCGTGCGGATTGGTGAAATTCTGCACCGACATTGTGTTCGTCTCCAAGTCCCAAGCATACGCCTGCATTTCTGACTTGCCGTTGTCCTGAGAAAGTTCCTTGATACCGAAGTCTATATTGCCCCAGCACCTTGCAAGTTCCTCCGCAAGTCTGATAGTCGGTCCTGAAACTGTTTCGTTGCCTCTTGGATAGCTGTAGAAAGCCTTATTCGCCAACCCTATACGCTGACAAGCTTTCTTCATATTGGCAAAAGCCTGTATCTCGTTGCGTGGAAATCTCTTTGCGATAACAAGCTTACCCTGTGCTTCTGCAATGGCTCTGCTTGCTTCGATTGCGACTGTACCCTGATTGATGTTGTCAAGGGGCATAGTGCTGTTCTGCGGTACTTCCGGTGTTACTGTTACTGCGTTTGTTATTTCGTCCATTGTTTTGTCCTCCTATTCGTATTCTCTTGCCAGCCAACCAGGCAAACTTATGACGTTCAAATCGCCGTTTTTGCCGTTGTAGCTGTACCAGTTACCTGTTTTAAGACACTCTTTGAGAGTGTAAAGATAGTCGTTAAGGTCTTTTGTACCTTTCTGTATGATGAAGTCGTCAGCCTCAAGGACATTGCAGGCATAAGGCGGTGATTTTTCCACAGCGATAAAAACAAATCTATGCTGTTTGCCTTCCACCTCTGACACACCCTTTGTGTACATAGCTGCCTGCAAGTCATAGCCGTACTTTATGCAGCTGTGCATAAAACTGTCTGTATCGGCATTCTCAGTAGTCTTGAGGTCAACTATGACTGACGTTGATTTGAGGTCTGTGCGGCAGTCAGGACGGCATTTGAGTTTAAGCCCCGTGAGCTTGTCCGTCCAGAAGTATGATTTTTCATGTTCACCACCGTTAAGCAAAGCGGCAGCATACTTGTTTGACATCACACTTTCAGCCATTGCCTGTATCTGTGCAAAAGCGTCCTCGCTTATGGGTATCTTACCGCTCGCCTCTATCTGAGCCGCAAGTGCCTTGCCCTCTTTGGTGCGCCTATCAAGTTTTGGAGCGACTATGTACTCGCTGTCGAACTTGTCCTTTTCAAGAACATAAGCGTGAAAGGCTGTACCGAAAGCAAGCGCAGGGGTCTCTACTTCGGGATTTTCAAGGTCGTACTTGAAGTGTGCAGGCGACTTTGACAGCTTGAAAAGCTGTGAGCGGCTGAATGCTCCGTCATTGCGATAATCTTCCGCAGACATTTGTTTTTTCATTCGTCATAGTCCTCCTCGTCATAATCATAAAGATCATCTTCTTTGTAGTCCAAAGCTAGCAGAGCAGCCAGATCACTTATTTCTACGTCTTCGTTCTCAGATATGCGGTCGATAAGCATTTCCCTGAAACAATCCTTGCAGTACTCCACATTCTCACAGATGTACATACACTCTGATTCAGGGTCTATCTCGTTGCCACATTTGTCACAGTTGTATGCAGTGACGTTGCGGTCAAGTCCGCAGTGCTTGCAAGGCAGACCTAAGGCTGTACAGCCCACGCAGGTATTGTATTTGCTACGCATTTGGAACACCGCCTCTCCCTATCCTCTCAAGCTCCTTTTTCACCTCAAGCATTGCCCGATATGACTGCCCCAGGTCGAAGGCTTTCTGCTCGTTATCGTCCATACGTTCGTAAATTTCCAGTATCAGTTCGCAAGCCTTGTAAGCCTTTTCTACCTCTTGACAAATCTGCTCTTTTGTGCTATCATCAAACTGTAATATTGAACAGGTATCATCTGATACCTCCGAGCTTGTACCTGTTGCCGCAGGTGCAGGCTCGTTTTCTTTTAGGTACTCTGCAAAATACGCACCACACATCAAATCTTTTTTACTGAGCGGACAATCTTTGCAATTAATGCAATTAATAGTAAATTCTGTACAGTACTTTACCGCCTTTTCAAACTCCTCTTTCGTTATCATCGTTATCCTCCTTAATATTTCCCCATTGTTCAGCCATCGCAAAAGCAATACCTTTAAACGTTTTGCTCCTTACCTTAGCACGATCTTTGCCAGAATGACGTGTTTCTTCCCATGTGCGTGATTTACCATTAGAATATCGTCCAAACAGCTTGCCATTATCAGGCTTGTCCCCTGTATATGTTGGTCGTAGGACAGGCAGCCCCTTTAGCCATAAACACGTCGCCTTTGTGACAAACTGTTCTGAGTCTTCCGGTCCGTTTGAAAACATATATGGGTGAATTATTTGATCTGCCTTTCTGAATACAGTATTCATACGCCCTATAGGGTTTTCCACTGCAATTTTCGGTGCGTTCGCCGACACAATCTGCATAAAAAATACTATTGATTCTTCACGGTGTTTCATACGCTCGACCACCTTTTCAGCAGGTGTGCATTTCAAACTATAGTGGCGTGTAGCCACGTTGGTCAGGTATGTACACGGTGGGTGTGCGATAATCATATCCCATGTTTCAACAGTATGCTGCTTGCCATCGCAGGCGAAGAAATCGGTATTGCCATTGATAATATCCAAAACATCATTGCAAATATGCCATTCAGGGTGACCGCCTGAACACATCTGAATATCGCAGCTGTATGCTTCGTGCCCTTTTGCACGAAATGCCTTGCAGACCTCTTGCGATTCTTCACAGGCTATCAGAACTTTCATTGTTCTTATCCTCCTCGTTTTCAAAACGTTTCTCCCAGTGCCTATCCACCACGCTCAGCACAAGATACATCACTACATCTATCCCTGCAAGCACAGCTATTGTTATTAAAAGTATTCCTACAATGCTCATTACCACTTTCCTTTCATTTCAACTTCGACCTTGACCACAGGTCTTGCAGTTTCCTTCATTGCCTTCTCCAGTTCCTCACGGATTGCGGTTTCTGCGGTTTCTTTTATATTGCCGTATAGTCCATATACCGCCAGTGCGAACAGTGCCACGCACAGTGCTATGGCTGACGCATATTTGATGACCTCTAACGTTGCTATCATGTTGTTCATTTCTTTACGCTCCTTTCTTTGCAGTATTCCGCAAAGATTTCTTCGGGGTTCGCCCCGATTATCCTGCAGTACGTTACGATTTGTTCAGCATTCATGGTGCCGAACTGCCGTTCCCACCTGCTCACGGCTGTCTGTGTCATGTTCAGCCGTTTTGCAATCTTTGACTGTGTGATATCATTGTCGGCTCTGATAGACCTCAGCCGTTTGGATATCACGTCATTGGCTGTTATTTTCTTTGCAGGCATTTTCAGTCCTCCTTTATCATTTTATATGCCCATATCTCTGCATTAGGAAAACTTTCTCTGTGCCTCTTTGCAGCCTTGGTGGCTTCCTCCAACGTGTCAAAAAGCCCTATGAAAATGCAGTGTGCAGGGTCTGCTTTGTCATAGACCTCATACATCGTATCATTTCTGTCACGTCTTTCTACAACCTCGCCTTTTTTCATCTTCGTGAGCCCTTCACTATTCTTTGCAGGCATTGTTTTCACCTCCGTTATTCGACATGAACATCACGTGTAAGATAGTCCAGCGTAACGTTCAGCCATTTGGCTATCTGCAGAAGTACTGACGCTGGCATATCGTTTTTATCCTGCCATTTAGACCATGTTCTGCGGTCTATTTCGATAGTCTTCGCAAGGTCCTGCTGGGTGAGATGTCTGCGTCTCAATTCACCATTGATGTTGTCAAATATCGTTGTCTTTTCAGCCATTTGTTACACCTCCGTTTTCATTTTGAATTCTCGTACTCGTTCTGAGTACATTATCATTATATACTCATTTTGGGCATTTGTCAACCCCAAATTGGGTACAAATATGTACAAATTTGAGATTGCATTTTTGTACAAAATACTCATTTTGAAAATAATGTGCCCTATTTTCATTGACAAATTCCCATAATGGGTATATAATATATATAGTAGGAGGTGATAAGAATGTTTGACAACCGCCTGAAAAAGCTGAGAATGGCGAAAAACCTCACGCAAGAGGAAGTTGCAAAAGCCTTAGGCTTGCCGAAAACAACCTACTGCAACTACGAACGTGATGAGAGAGAGCCGTCAGCAATGACACTTTTGAAGATCTCAGCATACTTTGGCGTGTCTCTCGATTATCTTTGCGGAAACGAGGGCGAAAAAAATTCCCCGCCACCACAAAGTGACGAGGAAGCCAAGATTATCGACGCATTAAAGGTTCTTGAAGATAGCGAAATCAAAGACCTTGACAAATATGTCGATTTTCTCCTATTCAAGAGAGGGCTGCTTTAAGCAGCTCTTTTCTTTTTCTGCTCTTATTTTTTCCCACAATTCGGGGTGCTGTAGTATGTAAATCTTGTGGGCAAGTCTTTTTTCAAATTCTGTTCGTTCTTCTTTCGTCATTATTTTCTCCTCCTATATTTATGAAACATATGTTCGATAAGCCTATTATATACCATGTTATCACGGCTGTCAATACCCTTTTTATGTACTGTCCGAAAAATCGGACTAAAATAAAAACACGTCAAAAAGTATTGCAAAATATGCGTGAAAATGCTATAATATACATGAAACACACATATATAGGCTATGTGTAAATTGTAGCATTTTTATGACATAAAATGCAAGCGTGTTTATAATATCAAACATTATTTGTTGAAACTGAACAAATCGTCAAGCCCACATTTTAGCGATTTAGCCAATAAGACAGCCGTTGAAATGCGTGGGTCAACGTTATAGTGTTCTATCTGGTCAATTTCAGAAAAACTAACGCCTGACAGTTCAGACAGCTGGCGCAGTGTCAGACGTTGTGTGTGACGTATATCACGCAGATGTGTTTCGTATATCATTATATATCACCTCTAGGGGCTAGTATGCCCACAGGAACCGTGATTATCAGAAAAGGGGCAGAAAACATGGGATTACGTTTTAGAAAATCAATCAAAATTGGCAACGGTGCGAAATTGAATATCGGCAAAAAATCTGTCGGTATGAGTGTCGGTGGAAAGGGCGCACGATACACTGTCAACAGCTCAGGGCGGCGCACAAAGTCTGTCGGTATACCGGGCACAGGGTTGTCATATGTATCAACATCGGGCGGCAAGAAATCGTCAAGCCGTAGTTCTCACGGCCGTAAAGCAGGAGGTACGTCAAAGGGCGGTTGCCTGCTGGTGATAATTATTTTCTGTGCTATATCGGTCATAGTCTATGGAATAGCGCACCTATTCGGATATAGGCGGCCGACAAAGGTTGAATGGACTAATGACAACTATTCTATCGCACTGAACGACTATAATCGTGACTATAGCCACATAATCTATTTGCGAATCACAGGTGAAACCGACGCAGAGGACGTTGATCCGAAAGATATAAAAATTGAAATCAGCAATCCTGACGTTTGTCAGTTAGAATATGATGATAGCGGTGCATATGTCACCTATGATGTGAAACCCCTGAAAGACGGCTTTGCGGACGTGACTGCCACATATGACGGCGTGACATCTGACCCTATCACGATAACGGTTGACATGGGTGAAAAAGTCACCACTACAACCACAACAACTACTACCACCACGACGACAACCACCACCGAAGCAATCCCTGCGACAACTACCACGCAGGACCCAGCCGAAACGATAGTATATATCACGGCTTCGGGCGACAAGTATCACAACGAATCATGCAGATACTATGATGATACCTGCACACCAATGACCCTACAGGACGCCCAAAATGCAGGCTATAAGCCTTGCAAAGTGTGTGGCGGATAAACATACCACGCAACAAAAAAAGCCCCCACAGAGCGACCTGTGAGGGCGTGTACAACCGACCTAGCAAGAGATGATACTATAATAGTAGGAAGTACCCTATTATTTTATCATATACTGAAAATTTTGTCAAGATAATAGGAGGAATTTTACATGGCAACAGCGAAGAAAATGCCCAGTGGAAACTATCGTGTGAGAATATACGACAAGGCAACAGGAAAACAGAAATCGTTCACGGCCGGAACAAAAAAAGAAGCTGAGTATCTAGCCAACGAGTGGCTAACAGGCAGACAAAAAGCCGTGATAAAACATGATATCACAGTAGGCGAAGCCGTGAGAACGTACATTGACAGTAAAAACAACGTTTTATCAGCGTCAACGATACGTGGCTATGAAATAGTATATCGCAACGGCCTGACTGGTATCAGGGATATCAATATAGACAATTTGACGACCATGCAGCTGCAGTATTGGATAAATAGCAACGCTAAAAAATATAGCCCGAAAACGTTGAGAAATCAGTTCGGATTGGTGACAGCGGCACTGCGGCAGAAAAAGGTTCGTTTGGATTTTGACGATGTCACGTTGAAAAAGAAAACCAAAACGGAAATCGAAATCCCAACGGAGCAGGAGATAGGACAGATACTGCGCATGGTTGACGGCACAAATATTGAACTACCTGTCACCCTAGCACTGTGTCTAGGGCTAAGACAATCGGAAATAGCCGCATTGGATTGGTCTGATTATAAAAATGATGTGTTGATAATCAACAAATCGTGCGTGCCTGACAAAAATAACAAATTTATATTGAAAATGGGAAATAAGTCCATGGCAAGCACACGAACATTGAAGGTTCACGGCCTAGTCAAAGAACGGCTAGACAGAGCCAGAATGACATCAGGGCGTATCAGCCCTATGCTGCCATCGTCAATTCTATGCAGATTTAAACAGCTCTGCCGTCAAAACGGCATACCAGAATACACAATGCACGCCCTACGCCATGCCAATGCCAGCATAATGCTACTGAAAAATATTCCTGACAAATACGCCATGAAGCAGCTAGGTCAATCGTCACCAAACATGATTAAAAATGTTTACCAGCATATTTTTACAGACCGCCAAGAGCAGGTGGCTGATACAGTATCAAATGCCATTTCCGAAATACTAGACGCAAAACTAGACGTAAAAAATGCAAATAGCCATAAATAGGCGTTTAAATGGGTATTCTTAGAGGGTTCGAATCCCTCCTTCTCCGCCAAGCATACGAAAACCACCGTATTTACGGTGGTTTTCTTTTTTGTACACGATTTTTACACGATTGTTCTTATATACTAAACAAAAAAACAGCCGCCTCAGATCACTCCGAGACGGCTATCTTACTACCTACTTGATTTTGATTTTCTGCCCCACATAAATGAGGTTAGCGTTCTTGATACCATTGTTCTTGACCAACTTTGCAACAGTAGTCTTGTACCGCTTAGCGATGCCCGAGAGTGTGTCACCACGCTTCACAGTATAAGTCACTGTCTTCTTGGTGGAGCTTGTAGTCGGCTTGCTAGTCGGTCTGATAGCCTGCTTCTTGAAACCGTTCAGACCTGCCGCCTTGATCTTCGCAGGATAGTCCACATAGCAGATATCCATATCAACATTGCCGCTGATACCGCTGACCTTGCCACTGCTTGTGTACTGCCACATACCATAAGTGCCGCCATAGTTGCACTTTGAGCCGTACTCAGCGACCCACAAAGCATATCTCTTAGCGACGTAGGCAGATATGTACTGCTGTAAAGGCGAACGGCTGATATACAGTCCTGCCCAGTAGCCTGCATGTTCAAGTGCATTGCAGAAAGTCTTGACAAGACTATTGCAAAATGTTCTGCCCTTTGCGAACTGTGAACGCTCCTCGAGGTCGAAGTATATCGGATACTCAAACGTCTTGCCCTTGATAGCGTTGATACAGGTCTGAGCCTCTGCCTTTGCTTCCACAACAGTTGCCGCATAACTGTACCAGTAAGCACCAACTTTCAGCCCTGCCGCTTTAGCAGCCTTGTAGTTTTTCTCAAAATATGGGTCTTTCTGATTAGCGTACTTGCCATAGCCTGCACGAATGATAACGAAATCGACCCCCGAAGCCTTGACCTTCTTGAAGTCAATGTTCTGCTGATACTGTGAAACGTCAATGCCCTTAAATGTTTTTCCCATATTATTTCTCCTCCTTAGCCTTTAAAACATCTATTGCCTTTATGAGTACCTGCGGTATCGGTACGCCCATAAGCCCTGCGTTTTCGATTATAGACAGCGTTTCGTTCACCACAAATGCAATGCACACGCAGTCCTTTATGTACCCTGTGCCAAGCATAAGGTCAAGCCTGCACGCCACAAGCAGGATAAGAAGTATCATACCCTTGCGGCACAGCCCTTTGAAGCCTGCCCTGCTTTCAAGTGCTCCGCTTTTAGACTTGCCTGAGCGGTGGAATACGCCTGCCACTATTATGCCTGTTGCATAGTCTATCACCATAAAAATGATAAGCGTAGTCATGGCGCTTGTCCACCCTCCAAAAAGAGCGGCAATGCCGCCCCCGATAGTTCCGATAGCGGCTAAAACCGCCGTTTTTATGTTTGACATTTAGTCCTCCTTTATCTCAAAAGCAAATCTGCTCAGCAGATATTTCTTGCCGTTAAGCAGCACTGTTTGCGTGGGCACTGTGTAGTCAGGATAAGTTTGATCATCTTCTAGACCCGATGTGTGTGAAAGAACATGATAAAGGTTTGTAAAACCCTTGTTCAGCGTTGATGACGTCACAGGTGCAAGAGAAGTAATTGCCTTTCGTCTGCACATTGGTCTGTAAGGCATTGACCTTATTGCTGTTCCGTCAGTAAACACGGAGTACTGGTTTGAATTGTTATTTGCATAACTTGTTGCCAAACCATAACTCTTTTCCTGCGTTTCATAGTCCGTTACCTCACCGATAACGGTAAATATCGGAGGTCTTTCGTTCTGATTGCTTTGGATACCAAAAGCAATTAGGTCATTTTGTTTATAAATTACCCAACGTCTTTTATCTGGATACGTGTAAATAACTACACAAGGACATACTAGATTATTTGTTTGTGCATCGAGGTCAAGCCAGCCGTGTTCCTCTGTGTCGCTGAACTGACCAGACAGAAACACTTCATCAGTTACCCACAAATGGAATACAACATTATTCGTGCTTATTGTTGAACCCTCACCGTCATACGTTATCTTCTTGAAATTCCACACCTCGATAAGCTTTGTTATCAGCCCTCTCAGTCCGTCTGTGCCCTCATATATTTTCATCTTCGACCGCCTCCGCTATGCCTGTTATACCTATATTTCCGTACGCTTCTCCCACCGACACACCCACAAGGCTCTGTCCGCTCGCCATATCGGGTATAGTGTCAATAATATCCATATTGCCGTTGAAGTCCTCGATGCTGAACCTGTCCGACCTGTCGGGCTTTTTAAGTCCGAGATTTTCCGTGAAACTAGCCAACTATACTTCCCCCTTCCGCATTTTTGCCGACTATGAGATAGTACACCTTGAAAGCGTATGTTCCGCCCTGGTCAGAGTTGTGTTCAAGGTATGCCTCCCAGTCGATGTCCCTGCCGTTGCTTGCGACTTTGTATTGAAAACTCTGCGACTTGAAGTGCTTTTTGCCCCAGTCACACACCATAAACACCGCAGGGTTAGTGACCCCCGAGGGTATCATTCCTGTGCGTGTATTGTATGACCACTGGGAACCGTTGTCGGCGTTGACCTTCATATTCACCGTGAAAGACCCCCACCGCATATACAGTGGGTAGAGCCTGTTCACAAGGCTTACTATCTGCGCCGCTGTCTTTGCACGAAACACCGCTGTACCGCCGTCTAAAAGCTCGTCCGTCTGTTCGCCCGAGTACCGCAGCTCATACTCCTCCTCGCCCACTATTTCTTCAAGAGCTGCCACCCTCGCCGTGAGCTGCTGGATAAGCTCCTCAGTGGTGGGCGTTGTCTGACCTGTGTCTGCTGTATCGGCAGTATTCTCCGCCTGCGTATCAGCCACAGTTGTTATCTCATTTTCGTCCATTATCTCGCCTCCTAAAGCTGTTCTTCCACCGACAGACCCACCGCAGAAATATCGGCTGAAAGTCCGCCGTCAAAATTGAATCCTATGTTAGTTATTGGTATATCATAGCTTTCGCCGCTTTCGCTGACGTATGTCACAACGTCCCCAACGTCAAATCGGGGGTCGCCAAGGTGGTGAAAAAGCTCCGTTGTATACCACGAAAAGCCGCCTATCCTATGCCACAATGACCGCAGCAGCGACATTGTCATATATGGATTTTCAAACTCCAGCACACGCCCTGCCGTGCCTGTGGTGTTGCCCAGCCGCAGAGTTTCGCTGTCGCTGACCTTGCAGACAATGCCTGCAAGGATATTCGGACGTTCTCCCAGTGTTGGCAGGTCGATAGTGTTGTTGTCCAGTATCTTCACGCTCGAGCCGTACCATTTTCGGACGTATCTGCCGTATCGGTCAACAAACCCGAACTCGCCTTGTGCCGAGGCGATGTAGCTGAGCATCTGCCGCATTGTGGTGTCTTTGGGTATAGAGCTTATTTTGAAGTCGAAGTTTGCAGTTTTCAGCCTTATGTGACCCTTGCCGTAAAGCCTTGCTCCGCCCTTTGCACGCAGCTTTGCAGGGATGGTGTAGTCGTTGCCGTTTTGAAGTCCAAGCTGCTTGCAGATATCGTCTTCAACAGCCTTTGACCACGCAGGCAGCTTGACCTTTGGCACATAGGTCTTGTCCGAAAAATACAGCCTATCCGCAAAAGTGACCTCAGTATTCCCGCCTGACTTTTTCGATTTGACACAAGTAAACCGCCCAAGGGGTATTCTCTCTCCGTCAA